GACATCAAAACCATTCAACTATGTCGAACAGGAGTTACGACTATGGCATTTGACGAGAGTCGGCTGACAGAACTTCAGGGCGCTTTGCGTGAGAAGATGACAGCCAACAACGATATTGCGGATTCCTTCCGCACCGAAGATGGTGCAATCATCATCGACACGGAGCGTAAGGCCGCCTTTGATACCAACATGGGTGAAATCAAAGAGATTAAATCTTTGATTGATTCCATGGAAGACATGCAGAGGGTTTCCGATTGGGGTAAAGAGGCTCCGGTTGAGTCTCTTGCTGCGGTTGCTAGTGCTGATCAGGCGGGTGTGTTGGCTCAGGTCACCGTCCCCATGGGCGTGAAGAGCCTTGGCGAAGCATTCATCGGCTCAGATGAGTTCAAGTCGATGATGCAGCGTGGTTCAGGCACGATGGATAGTCCTTACAACGTTAAGAACCTTTACGAAGGTGATTACAACGTTAAGGATATGTACTCGGCCCTACCAAGCGGCACACCGAGTTCTTTCGGCACCATTCAGCGTGATCCGATTGTTACTCAACAGCATCGTCGGACCCGCGTTCGGGATCTTTTCCCGACTCGCCGGACCAATGCAGCAGTGATTGAGTATTTCCGCATGAGCGGTTTTACGAATGCTGCTAGCACGGTTCCGGAGCGTGTCTCGTCTGCATTCGGCGCGAAGCCGCAGACGACGATGGCATTCACTGGTGTTCAGGCGCCTGTGCGTACCATCGCTCACTGGGAGGCTGCCCACCGCAACGTTCTTGCCGATGAGCCGCAGTTGCGGTCGATCATCGACAACGAACTCCTCTACGGCCTTCGGCTGCATGAGGACTACCAGATCCTATCGGGCGCTGGCACAAGCGAAGACCTTACGGGTATTCTGAACACCTCTGGTATTCAGACATACTCATGGTCCGCAGGTGCGACCCTTCCGGTCAAGGATACCAAGGCTGATGCGATTCGACGTGCGGCAACGCTGTCGTTCCTCGCATACTACGAGCCGACGGGTGTGATTCTCAACCCGAACGACTGGGAAGACATTGAGTTGGTCAAGGATTCCAATGGCCAGTACCTCATGGCTGTCTCCATCGTTCAGGGTGCAGAGGCTCGCATTTGGCGGATCCCGGTCGTGGACACCCCCGCAATCGCTTCGGGCACAGCCCTTATCGGTTCGTTCGGTCAGGGTGCCCAGTTGTACGACCGTGAGGAGGCCACGATCCGTGTCTCCGAGCAGCATAGCGACTTCTTCGTGCGTAACGCCATTGTGGTGTTGGCCGAGCAGCGCCTCGCCCTTGCGGTGAAGCGTCCGGAGTCGTTCGTCAAAGTCACCTTCGACGCTGCGCCTTCCTAATCTGTAAAAGAGTAGCGGCTTAGTCGCTACCTAATTACAACACATAGGTAGAGAAGCCCCCCGGTTCGCCGGGGGGCTTTCTCGTTGTCAGATTGAAACTTTGATGTTGGAATGCCTGTCTTTAAAAGATAAGTGACACTAGTCACATTATTAAAGAGTCTCCATTGTTGGTGGATCTGGAAGAGCCTGTAAGATTACTTCTTCGTGCTAAACCAAAAAGGATGAAATGAAGAAACTAGTAAACCTAATGAAGAAACTGCAACCTCGAAACAGAACTTATTTCTACCATGAGCAAGTCCTCACTGATGAACTAGAACGAGAATTGATGAAGGCGTACATGGGTACCGGTGTTAGAGGAAGACGCTTCTAATTTGTGATTAGGGATGTAGCGATAAGTATGTATTCCATAGTGAGCGGTGGATGAGACACTCTTTGCAGGATGCGGTTGAATATTCGGGGAGTGGGCCAGTGATATCAGGGTTGGCTTCATAAACGCAACCAACGTAAAAGCAGTGTCCGCAGATGTTTTCTATCTCGGTCCAAGCGCCTTCATCTATGGCTGCTTCCAAAGCAAGAATAACTCGATCTAGGGAAAGAGTGCTTGGTTCGCTCATGGACCAATGCTATCGGACGGGACAGGCTCCGGTGGCGCAATCGTCATCTATTAATTGGCTGGCTCCAACACCAACTAGAATTTTGTCATCATTGATGCCATCCAACATTTCTCGATAGATGTCTAATGAGATGGCTTCTAGGGGTGCTTGAGCGAATCCATGTTCACTATGAAGAAGAAAAGAAACTGATTTCATGGTTGACCAATTCTTGTTAAGGAATTGTTTCACATCATCAAGTTCGTTGGATTTAATATAAACCGTCACTGAAACAGCATTATCCGCCCAATCCCGTTGAAGTCTACATTGAAGTTCCAATTGATCGATAGCGGTCATATCTTCGGCGAAGAGAGTATCTTCTGGAAATTCACAGGGAAACTCCACAACTTTGGTGCGGTCGTCATTTTCGACCCACTCAACAGCGTAGCCACGGGATTCGCAGTAAGAGAGAAGCGGATCGTTGGCACCCATGCGGACACGGCGAATGTGGTAGCGACTGTACCCGGGGTGGACGCCGGGGGTTACTCCAGCGAGAAGGCTGAGGGTTCCGCTTGGTTTGACTGTTGTCAGTCGAACGGATGTCGGCCATTCTTTATAGGTGGACCAGTACTGGTCGAAGTCACGCAACATTTCATAAGTTGGTGACAACCAGTCCAGTTTGTCGCTCGCTTGGGCAATGCCTGATACTCCAAGACCGAGTCGCATGTTCTTGTTCGTGATCTCATTAGATTCGGGGTCCAAGTAGGGCAGGGAGGCAACTGCTTTTTGGATTTTGTATAAGAGTTTTGCGATGTCTATCAGTTCATTTTGTGATTCGACATTGGGGAGAAAGATGTCTGCGAGATTGCAGGATTCACGATTGGCCAAACCAATTTCAGCGCAGGGATTGGTTCCTTCGATTGTTTTGTCTGGACGGACTTCGTGACTGCGTCCAAGTTTCCGTGCGGCTTCCAAATTGAACAAGCCGTATGGTTCGCCGTTGCCGTGGTAGCCCTCCCAGAAAGTATCGGGAAGAGTTCGGGTATTGGAAGTGACGACACTGTTATTTGACATGGCTCGGTGAGCCGGAATGTTTCCTAGATCCCACCGTTTGGCGTTGAGATAGTCGGCATCGAAGGGACTACCGAGAGCGATCTCTGCACTGCGTCGAACATTTCCGGCGACGACTACGGAGCCAATAATGTTGCCGATGTCTAGGACTTCGGTGGCTCGGAGATGTCGGCCCACGGCTCCGTCTAGGAGCGCACAGATTTTAGTAATGCCTTCTATCAGGATGCCCGGTCCTGATGCTGTTCCTCCGAAGGTTTTGATGGGGGCTCCAGCAGGTCTGATCATCTCTGTGGAGTAAGTGAGTTCTGTCGGATCGTCCTTGTCACCAAGGTAGGTTTTCATGGCCCGCAAAAGACACTCCGACCAACCCTCTCGTTTGTCGGGAGTGATGTAATCGGCGTCAGAAACATTATGGTTACGGACGATGCCTTGACGAACGACGCCAAGACGTTGTGGCTGGAGAATAGAGAAACCCACACCACCGCCTAGCATGAGGCGTTCAAACATCCATGCAAAATCTTCGGGCTTTTTGATATCTACGAACCAGCAGTTGCACAGACTGTCGCCACCGAGTCGGAAGTTGTTGGGGGTTCCCAATTGCCAGAGCATGCGCCCGCCGGGTAAACCCTTGAGGTTGAACATGTAGTCGAACAAGCGTTCAGACTCTTTTTTGGTGAGTTCTGCTCCGATGGCGTTTGCGCCGTCAACGACTCGTTGGCAGGTTTGCCACCACTCTTCTGTTTGTCCAGTGGCTTCGTCAACAATGCGAGCGTAGGTTCGCTTGTAAACGATGTAACCAAGTCCGTCAAAACCCCATGGGGGGGTCTTTGAAGAGTAGGGTGCTAGGAATTCTTGCGATAATGGCATATTTACCTCTGGCGTACTGTGAGGTTCATTAGGAAGGACTTACAGTATGACACTTGTTGTTAATACTAAAAGGGTTAAATCAGCCCTAATTTTTCCGCTTCTGACCTGCTGATTCGTTTCCCTGCTGGTACTACTAGTACCTTTGCCAGATGGTTGGGTGCTAGCCAGCGTCGTTCGATAATATCTTCTTCAACTAGCACTGTGTCTTCTTCTTCTGGGGTCTCAAAAATGATTGCATGGTCTTCTGGGGTGCAGTTTCCGGTGGGGTGGCCGCACACGATACAGGGACCGGTTTCCAATGGAACGAATTGCACTCCGGAGATGAAAGATTCGTTGCCTCTGCCGACCATTTGTAGACCTTACACCAAGAACGGGAGTCGTGGCGGGACGCGAAAAAGGGGGGCCGAAGCCCCCCAATGTCATTCGATTTTGTGAGTTAGACGGCTTCGGTGTACCGCTCGTCTGAGCCCAAAACCTCATATGCCTGCGAGTACAGTCGGGTGTACTGCTCGGCGTGCAAAGCCTCCAAAGCCTTGTGAGCCTTGTAGGTTGCGGTCATCTTGCGGCGCTGCCGGACCTTGCGAAGGTTGGCCTTTGCATCGGCATCCTTCGGATCCTTTGTGGCGGACAAGATACTTCGCAGGATGGCCTGCTCTTCGTTGATGGTATCCACGGTATTTCTTCTCCTGAATTAGTAGGTAGTAGTTGTTGAGAGAGAACGGTAACGGGGTGAAATCATTTCGACAACCTTGATTTACGATTATTTTCGTGTCGCTCTGAGTGCTTGGACAATTGCGAAAAAGATGACAAGTAGGAAGAAGAGTCTGGAGGCGTTCATAAAACCGATGCCGGGTTTGATGGCGTGAAGATTGGGATAGGCGTTGTTGATGGTCATGTTGAGAAGCATGAGTATGGTTCCACCGAAGAAACTGATGACAGTAACGCCGCTTAGGATCGTCAGAAATTTAGAGATGCTAGAATTTCTTTTGTGGGTGTCTTCATTGTCTTGTGTCATTTTTTGTATAATCTTGTCGAATTCATTATTGTCATTCATGGTCAGTTTCCTTCTTATTTACTATTTGAGAAATTCTAGATTTGGAGAGATCGAATTGTCTCGCTAGTTCTGAAAGACTACGCCCCTTCGAGCGGTAGAAAAGGATCAGTCGATTTCGGGCAGAGGTAGAACTACTCATTGAAATGGATCTTACTAGTCCCAGAACCTGAAAGCAATGCGCTACACTAAGTCATTATCCGTTGATAGGAGTTTGCGCTCATGCCTGTTCCTGATGAATCAGACGACCAAGAAAGTCGTCGCCGTCGTCGCCGTCGTCCAAGAGTTGTAGATCGTGCTGCCCGTGGGGCACGAATGGCGTTCAGGCGTATCAACGAACGTTTACGAGGTCGGCGTCGGGTACGATAAGGGATAACTGTGGCATTAGTTACCGTGTCAGACTTGAAAAAGTATATGGACATCACGTTGTCCAATACTCAAACCGATGCGGCACAGTTCGTCTTGGATGGTTTGGAAGCGGATTTAGAGCATTACATCGGAAGGCCGGTTACGGCTGCTTCGTTTGCTGAATCACATGTTGCGCCAGCCAACTATTCTGGCTCATCCCAATATAGTTTCTTCTACGATTACAACCTTGACAGGTCTGGTACGGCTGTTGCAGACGTAACGAAGCCGCCCTTTGTTTTGTATACACGCAGGTCACCTGTTGTTTCTGTGGCGTCATTGACCGTACAGGGTCAGAGCGATTCTTCCGCTACGACTCAAACGGTTGGCACTGATTATGTGGTGCGAAGATATGGCGTGGATATGTTTACAGTTCAAGATAATGATATAATCGTAATCAATTATACGGCTGGTTTGGATGCCGCCGCAGATAATACTTCCGCGTTGAAATTGATATTATTGAGGGCTGCGTCTAGGGAGGTGCAGAATCTCCATGATGATGTGGTGGGGATGAAAGACCTGACAACTAGAAACGTTGCTCCTCTTGCTACTGGCTTTACTGAGGATGAAATGAACTCTGTTAAACGGTGGCGTCGCGTCAGGATTGCCTAACATGTTTGTGGGAACTCGTCGCAGGCCGCAAGTCAAGATTGGTAGCAAGGTTACTGGGCATAGGAGAACTCTGCGTCACCATGCAGCGGCTATAAAGCGTGCTCAAAGTTTTGCACCAGCGTACCGCTGGGCACGGCGTGAAATGATTCGATGGAACGCAAGCAACTTTGCCACTCTGGGCGAAGCGTCTGGGAAGCCTTGGAATGCCCTAGACACGGAATATCAGGCTTGGAAGATAGCCCACCATGGTGGAGTTCCAACGATGATCAGAACAGGAGACCTATACCGGGATCTCATCACACTTCGTGGGGGTCCAAATCACATAGGTCACAAGAGCGCACGATTTGGTACTGATATAGAATATGCACACTTTCATCAGACTGGAACTCGTCGCATGCCACAACGCGAAATCGTGTTTGTTCCTAAACGGTTTGCAGAGAGTTTAGGTGAAAAGATGGCGGAACATGTCGTGGAAGGAAATGTAGTTGCCTCAGGATATAAGAAGGCAAAGCATTTACTTTTTAATCCCACCAATTAGTAGGTGAATGATGGTTGCTCAAATGGAAGGCCCAGCACAGGCCAAAAAATATGTGACTGATTATCTCACCGTGGATCTGCCTACGCGGGTGTTGAACTATCGCAACACTTTGGGCCTTGATGATTCCATATTGCCGAACCCGGTTTTGTATCTGTCTCACGAGCCACTGGCTTTAGATCATTGGCCAACAATCATTACCCTAGTTGAGGCAACTAGAAACATCCAGCGTGTTGATTACAATGCCACTGGGGATCCAATTTATGATGTTACCTACGGTATGCGTACTTATGCATGGGTTCGCGCTGTCGGTCCTGACACTGTTACGACAGCGAGGGATCATATGACGATGGTGGTTCGTGAAGCATTGTTGGATGGGCCAGCATTGCGTCTGGCGGATGCTGCAACCGTGACGCCCGTCGGGGTCAACAGTGAGATAAAAATTAACGAAGGCACCATTACTGAGGAGTTCTCAGAGTTGACATTGTTGAAAGGCGAGAGGTTTCTTGCGGCCTCGTTCTTGTCCTACGAGTTGAACTTGTATGAAACTGTTACCCGAGCGAATACGGGAACGTTGATTACACCTGTTGTCAACGAGTCTTTGATCGAAAAGGTTCCCAATGCACCGACTTTCCTTCAGGCTTCGGGAGGAAATACCAATGTTGCGTTGACATGGCGTGCTCCATCTTGGAATGGTGGAGGACTCTATGCTATTACTGCGTACATCATTCAATATTCAACAGATGGTGGAACAACGTGGGCGACCGTTGTTGCGACAACGAACTCTACGGATCCGGCTCATACCGTGCCCTCTGTGACTAATGGAACTTCTTACCAATTTAGAGTTGCGGCAATCAACGCAGAAGGAACTGGCGCTTATTCTTCTTCTTCGCAAAAAGTTATACCTGCGGCTTAGATGGGTAGATGTTCTGCTATATTCATAGGGCGGAGTCATACATGCAGCGAAACAATGCTGAAAGCATGTAAGATTTCCAGAGTAGTTCGTTCCAGAAAAGTCTATTTGGAGGCGTGAGGAATGCCGGGAGTCGTAGTAAACACCTCAGTTCGTACTGGTCCGGTTCCCCCCGGCGAACAGGTTTCAGGTCAGGGTTTTATGGTTGGAACCACTGTCAGGGGTCTAGCGTCGGGGCCAACCCTCGTTCGGAATCTCACTGAATACAAGAAGTATTACGGTGGGTATGTGTCTGGGAATCTGTATTCCTATGCGCAAACGTTCTTCGAGGAAGGTGGTTCCCGCCTGTATGTTCAGCGCACGGTGGCCGATGCTGCCGTTGCTGGTTCGCGGGTTGTTAATGATTCTGGCGGTTCGGCTGTAGCCACGTTCACGGCGGCTGATGTTGGAGCGTGGGCGGCGAATCTGGATATTCAGATTGTCGCCGGTAATGTTTCAGGTGTCCGGGTCAAGGTGTTACTTGACGATGCAGTTGTTCTGCTTACTGGTGATCTGGCTACTCTTGATGGGTTAGTTTCAGCGGTCAATCTTGGTGTGCCGCATATCGTTACGGTTGCCAAAGAGGCTGGTGCCAGCAACATGCCGGTGGCTGGAGCGCAGACTGCGATGGCCAGCGGTGCAGATGGAACATTGGATACCGGTGGGAGTGCAACCGACAATCATATTGAGGCTCTTGCTAAAATCAGCAAGGATCTTGGTCCGGGTGCCGTGGCAATGCCCGGCGTTGGAACAGCGGCGGCCTATTGGCATGCGTTGATCGATCATGGCAAAGCCAATGACCGAATTGCGTTCTGTTCTTTCGCTTCCACTGCTACGGATTCTGGTGCGAAGACGGCGATCAGTGGTGCTTCGCCAGCGATCTATACGGATGGGGATGCCATGTATGCGGCTTTCTATTATCCGTGGGTGAAGATTCCCGATCCTGCCGCTGCCGGGTTGGCGATTTCAACTGATCCGACTGCGTATGCGATGGCCAAGCGGGCCAAGGCGTGTAACGCTGCTAAGGGTCCGTGGCGGGTTGGTGCCGGTATGATTTCGGAAGCCACATTTGTTACGGGCCTGTCGGCCCCAAGCACGGTAACGATGGACAAGGCGACTGGAGACGAGTTGGATAATGCTCGGGTCAATGCCTTGCGGTTGATCAATGGCAAGGTCCGAGTGTATGGCGCTCGTTCTGCTTCTTCGGATGAAAACAACTGGCGTTTCATTACTCATCGGGACACGATGAATCACATTACCTATCGGGCGGAGACGGCTCTTGAACAGCATGTCTTCCAGACGATTGATGGTCGTGGCGGTTTGTTCGCAAGGATCTCGGCTTCACTGACTGCGATTCTTGAACCGATCCGCAAGGCTGGCGGCGTGTATGAGGCTTTCGATGCTGCTGGCAAACAGATTGATGCAGGTTATTCGGTCAAAGTGAATAGCACTAATAATCCAACAGCGGATCTTGCTGCTGGAAAAGTTACTGCCGATGTTGCAGTTCGAGTATCTGCTGTTGGTGATAAAATCACAGTCAACATTACGAAGTCCAATATGACCGCAGGTGTCTTGTAACAGTTTAAGGAGTTAGGAACAAATGGCTAAAGTTTCACAGAGGCAAATCGTAGCCGACATTTCACCAGTTCTGGCTGGTAATGCCCCCCCGGCGGGGGAAAACCCGGACGGTAGTTCTTACTTTGCTCAGGTGACTGGCGGGGAGATTTCGGCCGCCGTAGAGAAGGTCTATGACGGTGGGAGCAAGTTCCCCGAGGTGCTGTGTGCCGTGGCTGAGGTGGGCGATGTGACTGTTACTCGCCATTATTCGACAGAGCGTGACAAATCGTTTTTGAACGATTTGCGTCCACTAGTTGGTTCGGCGTACTACGACATCACATTCTATGAGTTGGATTGCGATCTTAAGGATCCCGCTACAATGCGTCAGTACACTGGGGCTTTGTGTGTAGGTTTGACGGAGCCTGATGGCGATTCGGCTTCTGGTGCTCCTGCGTCATACAGTTTGACATTTTCTATGGGACCGATTACAAGTCTTCCGGCTTAGTCTTTTAACCTAAAAACTTGCTTCACCCCATGGAGGGGTGTACTATTTAATTATGGCTGATAAAACGATTTCCTACGACATGGACGATACGTCGTCTGATCCAGTTATTGAAGAGTTGATAGACCCTGCTCTTGATCCTGATTTAGAAAGCAGGACAAGAAAGTTGAGTGTTCTAGATCAACTCCGTTTGGAGGTTTCGAAGAAGGTCGAACGACCAGATATCGAAATCCCCATCCCAGAACGTGAGGGGGTTGTTGTTCGCTATTCTCCCAATATTTCACAGAACCAGTTGAAAGCGTGGCGGCGCAATTCTGGCGAGAATAGTAAGGATGGTTTTGATACCATCAAGTTTGCTTGTTACGTCGTGGGTTCGACTTGCCGCGGATTTTTGATCAACGAAGAAGAAGTAACGTCCGGTAATGGACAGCCATACACGTTTGCTTCCAAAGAGATCATGGAAATGACCGGGGATACCCGGCCGATCCCTGATGGGATCCGAAACTTTTTCGGTATTGATCCCCATCTAGAGGCTACTGCTTTGAAGATTTTGGATTACGCCGGTTACGGCGATGAGGTGGAAGACGCCATAAACCCTACGAATCTCTGATAGGTGATTTATCAGAGTCTTTTCTTGTAGAAACTGCTGCCCGGTTAGGAGAGGTTTGGGGAACCGATCCTATACGGCTTTTGGATTGTACTGAAGAGGATTGGGCGATTCGTTTAGCGTGTGCTAAAGTTATTGCTGATGATCGCGCACGCCATGAAAAAGAACGTGAAGCGAGAAGGTAGTTATATAAGAATTAACTAGGGGTTTGTATGGGAGCGGTTGAACGGGTAGATATTGCTCTAACGGGTGATGCTTCTAATCTTGTACGGGCTTACTCCACAGCGATGGCGGCGGAGAATGCTTGGATGCGTAACCACCAGCGCAACCAAAAGTTGGCGCGTGGTCCCGCCAATACGCTGGAAGCAGCCCTTGCGTATCAATTGGGCCAAGCAGCAAAAGCAGCCGGGTTGTTCGGCCAACGTCTACTCAGAATGAATCTGAAGGGGTTCGGAATTGAGATGGCGGGTATAACAACCGGATTGTTGTTGATGAAGGCCGCTCTGTCTACAGGTCGTTGGATTGCTAAAGCGTGGGGCAACACCATCGATTTCTTGAAAGCCTCCGTCGCTGGTTTGACAGCGGCAGTGATCGGCATGGTCGGTGCTTTGGCTGCGGCTAATCGTGAGTTCTCTCAGTTGCAGATGCGTCCGTTTGCTGGAGGAGGAACCTCAGCAGCAGCCGCTTCGATGCGTGGTCCGTTGTCTCACGGGGGCATGCAGATAATGGGGATAGCGGCGACCCAGCAGATGGTCGGGACTTTGAATAGGGCGCATCCCGGTTTCGCTAGCAACAACGGGCGGTTGATTAATCAGATGGCGCAGGCCGTTGGCTACGACCCTAAGGCGGCTGTTGCTTACGCTCAGGCTTTGGCATCTTCTAAAACTTCAGGGAGCGCCCAGCCGGTATCAGATTTCTTGAAGTCACAAGGTTTCATATATAGCGGCGTGGCTCAGAAGGCCGCTGGGATGAAAGCGGAGAATCTGAGGGGGGCTATTACTAGTGGACAGTTGACTCCGGGGGAGATGGGAGGTCAAGAAGGGAGGCTACAGAACTCTTTGATGGGTCAGATCAAAGGGATGTTGCCTCGCATGGTTGATGTGTTCTCAACGATTGGTGGACCTCTACTTCCGGGGCTAAAGACTGCTTTGCGGGAGATTGAGACAATCGTTGTTACCGCTTTGCACAGGATGACGGGGACGATACATCAGTTTGGTTTGGGGACTTTTATTCCGGGGATGGTGACTCAGGTTCAAAGGTTTGCTGATTGGATCACGAAGATTGTTGTTCAGGATCTCCCACGTTTGATGGGAGTTTTGAGGTCGATTCGTGATTGGTGGATGGAGTTCTGGACTAAGGCTGGTCAGTGGTTTAGTGATCTTGAAGACAGGATGAAGAAGTATGAGGAAGCGGCTGCTACAACTTGGCAGATGGTCAGGAATCTTTTTGGAAAGTTTTGGGAATGGTACAAGAAGAGGATGGGCGAGTGGAATGATCTGATCAATGCGAACGCTGGAGCGTATGAGACGTGGGGTGACAGGATAGGCAATTTGTTGACGGCGTTCATCACAATGATTACAAGGTTTAAGGATGTGTTCTTTGAGCAGTTGCCTGAGATAAATCGATTTTTGAAGTTCTTGACAGATGAGGTGTTTCCAAAACTTGGTGATTTCGCTGAGGAGTTCGCTCGGGCGTTTAAGGCTATTTTTCCGATTATTAGGGGGATTGTTACTGCTTTGATGCCGTTGCTTGCGGCGATCACTATGCTTGTTACAGGGTTGAACATGTTGGGTGGAGCGGGTAGTGCTGTCGCGTTGGGTATGGGATTTTTGGGAATGTCGATGCGTGGTCATCGGGGTGCCGGAAACTTCCTGTCGGGAATGTTTAATCCGTTAGCGCGTGACAAGCAATCACAGCAGCAGAAGCAATCGGTGATGTATCAGACGGGTACTAGGGCGAACAAGGGCAGGGGGCAAATGTTCTTCCCGGGAGACGATAAACTTCGGCCGGGTCTGCGTTGGGGAAAAAGTTGGGTTAGTGGTGGCGCTATGGCGATGGGCACCATGATGGCGGCTAGTTTTCTCGGATCGGCTGGTGGTGAGAATCAGATAACATCAGCAGTGTCTGAGACAGCGATGCAGGCTGGCATGTTAATGTTTGTTCCCGGTGTGGGAATGGTCGCTGCCGGGGCGACTGGCGGCCTAATGCTGATCCACAAGTCGAAGAATATACGCGGCCGCCATGCTGCCGGTGTTACTGGCGCATTGGGGGCGGCCGCCGTTACGGGAACCGCCTACGCCGCCTACGCCTCCACCGCCGTAGCGGCTGGAGCGAAGATACACCCGGGAATTGCGGCGTTGGTTATAGGGGGATACGCAGCGAAACAGTATATAACTTCTGGGAATGCGGGCGCAGAGAATCAGCAAAAGTTTTTAGACGATGGCTGGCTCTTGGGGGGCGCTAACTACACGGAGGGCGTTACGGATATAGGGCTTCAGTCCAGCCGGGCTGGCATCAGAAAAATAACGACGGCTTATGACAATTTGTTGGGTGATGAATCGCGCCTCCGCGAATTGGCTGCAAACCAAAATGCAAGTTATGAGTCAACTAAAAACGCGATGGAGTTCTTCCGTCCCGCGCTTAAAGCAGAGGAACTCAGGTCTATTTCCAAGTACGAGTCGGCAATGGATCGCATTTCTGAGATAACAGGACAGACCGGTGATGCAGTTGAGGAGATGGCGGATCGTATGGGTGTGATTCTTCACACTGCTGCCGGTGAAGTGGAGTATTACTTTAGGTTGACTGAACGGTTTAAAACTTTCCGCGATCCTGTGACCGGTGGTTTGCGGGGAGTAACCCAGAAAGATTTCAGATCCAATTTTACTGGGATGTTTTCCGAAGCGGTTGAGGGGGGTTACTTTTCTGAGAGTGGTTGGCGCCCGGGCACGACGACGATGCAGGCGAGGCAGCAGAGCGCGGCGTCGATGTCGAACCTCGGTGGGTTCTTGGCGGGTGGTGGAGTGTTGAAAGCGGGCACCGCAGAGGCCCAAGACTTTATGAAAACTACCCGCGATGCTTTCGTGGCGGCAGGTATTACTGGTTCGAGACAGGGCAGCCAGTGGAAGGCGTTGGCGGCGCCGGGGGTATTGCAGAGTGCAATGAAGGATATGGGTTACGACGTTTCTGCGGAACAGTTGTTGCCTCTTTTGACTGAACTAACTCGGGTTTCTGATATGGGCACAAATCTGGATGCTTTTAAGGAAACACAGTTGGGTGGGCAGATGGACATGCTTATGCAGGGTTCTGGTCTTAATAAGTATGACACGCTAGGAGAGCGTAATAAATTTATGAAAACCGCGCTGGCCTCCGGGGATCCTGAAGGTGCGTTGACTTTGCTGAATTTGGAGATTCACAGTAAGGCGACTGAAGATGCAGCGAAGGCGATGGCGACGTTGAAGAGCGCGGCCTATGATGCCGCCGCAGCGTTGGGTTTGATTGGTGGCGCCAAAGAAACGTATGCGGCAGCGTCCTCAAACAAGCGCCGAGATCACCCGGGATTTCTGAATAATACCGCCAGCCGTGCCCCGGGTCGCCAGTACGACGCCCATCGTGTGAAGAGATTTGCTAAAGATGGCCCCGGGGCTGCTTGGTACGAGTTCGACAAAATGTTCGATGATGTCAATTGGGTTGGACCGGACTGGCTCCCAGCCGGTTGGCTCATGAAACGAACTACCAAATGAAAGGTACAAGGGAAGGTAACGGATGGCTATAGTTAGATTCAGTGTCACACAAGGCTTGTCCGGTGATGTTATAACTCGGATGGGTCAAGTGGCTCGCGTCAAACTGGTTCAGCAGCCCATAGGTACAGTAGATGCGCGTCCGGCGTTTACTGACAGGGACGGGGTGCTGTCTTTGCCGCCGATCAGTATTGACACGGCTACGGGCGCTGTGTTGAGAACGTATGAGTTTCCTTTTGGACCGAAAGAAGTTACCTATCAGGGGTCCGCTCTTGAATATCAGGAGGTTCAGCGTCCGGGGTTGCAACCATTGTTGAAGTCAATGAACCCAAAGAACAGGTCAGTGACGTTGAGTGCCGTAATTACTAATCGTGAGACTGGCGGTTTGACTAGTGTCGAACAGGATTTGAAAGTGCTGAGTCTCATGGCGCGGGAAGATAAGGACATAGAATTTATTCATGGCGGGGTGCGGTTGGGGTTTTTTGTTCGAATAGTTGAACTAACTGTTACGTCAAGGGAAAGGACACTTAACGGAGATATTTCTCGGGCAGTGGTTGATATATCGTTGCAGGAGAGTAAACAGTTGAATGTCAACGTGATTAATCTGCGGGCCATTACGGCGGAACCTTCGACTGATGATGGGAATCCAGATCCTGAACCCGCGCCGCCCGTGAAGGATGTCTTGGGGATACTGCGTGATGGCTCAGCGTCCGGCGAGTACACCGACCCTGCGACCGGAGAGAAAAAAGATTTCTTCACGTCTACGACTTATGGAAGTCCAAGTATGGTATTGCCAAACGTAGATGCATTGGATGAGGCCGAATAACCCATGGAACAGATCAGTAATCTTGCCATAGGGGAAGTTCACAACAACGTTCAATCGGAGATAACCGAAGCGGTTATGGAACTCGGCGTGGATCTATCATTGGATATGACCACTGAAATGAGTTTCACTGTTTTTGATCCTGATTTTCGAATGTTGAGAAACAACTATTTTCAAGTACGTCGCCCTGTTTCGTTTCAGGGTTATGATTATGAGATTGCTCAGATAGGCATGGATCGTCAGGGAGGGGGACTGGATACTGTTCGAGTTACGGCACGGTCGTTGCCGATTCAGCGCATGCGGCGGGAAACCGGTGCCGCATCGTGGGACACTATTTCCCCGTCGTTGTTTGCCAAAATGATGGCAGACGAGTGGGGTTTGAAAATGTTTATTCAGGACTCGGGAGAAAAAGTCGGTATTACGCGCCAGCAGGGCGACAATATTGATGAGTCAACGTGGGATGTGTTGCAGCGCCTTGCCGCCGATTTAGAGTATTTAGTTTTTGAATCTTACGGGGTGTTGTATTTCACTAGTGAAGAATTTCTAGTTGAACGTCAGCCGGGTATAACGATTAATCTTTTTGCCGAGGAGACCGATCCGTGGTTTCCGTACAGTTTGTCTTTAAGCCAGAATGATGACGATTGGGCTGGTTCTTCCTTTACGGCTCAAGTAGGTAGGGAGAATGGAAAACAGTTGCGTCCGGGTATGACTGTGCAGTTCTACAATTGTGGACCGTTTGGCCATTCGGACCGACCCGTGGGGACTTCGGGGGTGCTTACTACTTTCAAGGAGGACAGAAAGCATTTGATTTCCTCGGTGACATGGTCGGAAGGCCATCCTTCCCCGGTGGCGATTCAAGGGAGAACATTGAAAGAAACGGAAGACACTGTTGCCGATACGTCGGTTGGAACAGGTTTGGGTGTTTGGGGTAAGAGAAATTTGAAAGAAGGTATGGGGACGTTGGAAAACCCGGCGCATGATGTTGCCCGGTTGCAGGAAACTTTAGGCATAGAGAAGACAGGTATTTTCGACACTAGAACGACAGCAGCCGTGATGGCTTGGCAGAGGATAAATCTGTTAGGAACTCCGATTATTCAGGCTGTTACAGAATTGGCTCCTGAAGAGCGAAAATTCTATGTAGGACAGGAAGAAATTATAACCTATGCCGTTGATGGTATAATAAATGCTGATGATTGGGGAATCTTGTTGACTGCTCCTGAAACATTTAAACAAAATCTACCGCCATCGGTGGCCCACGGAGCATCGGTAACTACAACGGCTGGGGCTTTACAAATTGACGACATTCAACCGACCGCTTGGCCGGACGGTTCAGCGCCGTGGTATAACTGATGGCTGTAGCACGAAATAAGTCTTATTCCAATAGGCAGACAGCGATATCCGGTTTCTATCAGGGGACCGTTACGGAAGTAGTCGCTGCAACGATCGATCCGTTCGGGATTCGTGTCGATGTCCCACGGTTGGGCCATAAGAATACTGGTCCTTTCCCGTATGTTGGTCCTCCTCCGGCGCTGGGGGATGCGGTGTGGGTGAGTTTTCAGGAGTCTCGCCCGGACGAGTTGTTGGTGTTCAACTCTGGGCATCAGGATGGTGATGACATTGGGGAGGGGGTGTACCGGTTCGGTGGTCAGGTTGAGGAGTGGGGTGTGACGATGCACGTTGAACCTACTTCTTATGTGGGTTCTAGTCGTGCGTCGATGAGGTTCGACAAGACGGGTGTGGGTGGTGGTGGTGGTGCTGCCGGGGTGAATGGAAAAACTACAGGCGATTTTTTTGCCTATGATTACAATAGCAACGGTTGGCTGATTTATCACATGGGCGCTTGGGGTTCTTTCGCTACGGGTAAGGAAGATTTAGCGAATTGGAATAATACTGCTTTTCATATTTACGGTGGGAATAAACACGGAACTCCCAGTGGAAATTTCATGCGGCGGTTCGGTATTTATCCCAGTTACAACTCTGATGGCACTGGGTATGAGCGTCTCATCTTGCAGTGGAACCATCAAGACTCTACTGAAACCGCTCCGAGAGATAATGGCACTAGTTACTATTGGCTTGACATAGGTAGTTACGGGTACATACTCGGAAACTTCCACCCATATCCTGACGACAGTAGAGACTTGGGTTGGTCAAGTTACAGGTGGGATGATATTTATGCCACTAACTCTACGATTCAAACATCTGATCAACAATTTAAAACCGATATTGCCGACTCCGCTCTGGGGTTAGAGTTCATCAAATCTCTACGGCCCGTGTCATTTAAATGGATAACTTCCAAGGGTGAACCCGGTGTTCGAACGCATCACGGATTGATCGGTCAAGAAGTCGAAACAGTCTTAGGTAGTTCAGCGGCGACTACAGCAATGTGGACTAACTCTTTCATTGAAGCGAGATCAGCGGAACCGGCAGGATTAGATGAAGAAGGAAATGAAGTAACTCCTGCCATGCCAGCAGTAGAAGAACACTACCGGCAGGGGATTAGGTATTCGGAACTAATATCACCTATGATTAAGGCAATACAAGACATGAATGTCCAACTGGAAGGAAACGCTTTCCAATCCCAATCTGCTGTTGATTACATTGCAGACTTCGATGCCAAAATGTTGGCGAAACAGCCGGGGGCCACGCAAGACCATGATGACATACAGGATCTCAAAACCCGTGTTGCCGCACTGGAGGCATAATAATGACTATTCCAACTAAAAAGAATGTCGATCTCTCGCTACTTCACCCGCGTTTTATAAAGCGGTTGGAAGCCTTTTTTGGAGATCCGCGTATCAGCGGTCGTGTGAGGATTACGAGTGGTTGTCGAACTTACGCAAAGCAGAAATATTACTATGATGGCTATAAAAATCGTAAATCTGGATTTAATCTTGCCGCTAATCCTGATAGAAGGTTTGGACCTAAGGCTCTAAACGGTATTGGTATTTGGCGTGGAAGTTGGCACATGGAACAGGACGACGGATTTTGCTATGCGGTCGATTTCGGTTTGTGTGGTAGTGGAATTAAGAAGTGGGAAGTAAATAACATTGCGAAAGAGTACGGGATGCATCCTACGGTTCGTGGGGAGTGGTGGCATCACCAGCCGCGGGCTTCTACTGATTGGTTTGATGCTCCTGCTATGACTGGTGTGGGAGTTAAGGAAGAAGTCAAAGAACCGGTTATGGATTGGGGAGCATTGGTGAGGTATTTCGCTGCTCTCACCGCCGAGATTAGAACAAATCCGATTCGGAGGAAAGAGCGTTCGGATCGGGTGAAGGTGTTGCAGCGTCGATTGGGGGCTTTGGGTATTGATTGTGGAAAGATCGATGGAATCTTTGGTTGGGGAACCAAAAGGAAGGTCAGGAAGTTTCAGCGGATCAACCGTCTGACGGCTGATGGGATTGTTGGGTCGGGAACGTGGGATGAGATGTGGGGCGATGAACCGTTGTCCTGATTTTGTTGCTTCCCTGACACGCGAGGACGCGGTAAAATCTTGTCGTTACTAACGTTAAAGTAGGATTCTATGGATGTTTTGTCGTTTCCATTAAAGTTTACCGATAGAGGTGAGTTCGTTAAGGTGAATACCACTTCTGATGAGTACAAGGCTCAACAGATTAAAGCGTTCATGTCTACTCACATACAGGAGCGCAAGGTTTTTCCTGCATTTGGTATTACTGATCCAACTTTTGAGGGTTTAGGATCGTTTGAGATTATAGATTCCATTGCCCAATTTTATGGCACGTCGCTTGCGATTGAAGAAGTTGAAGTAATTCAAGATCAGGGTGCTTTGGAAACAATCGAAGTCAAGTTCACTTAGGGGTTATTATGGTTTCTCCAGATTGGTCTACATACGTTGATCTAACTCCTTATGACGTAACTGTCTCAAGTATTTTGGAGGAAAGCCTGACGCAGGCGAAAGCCTTATTGCCGGAGTGGTCTCCGAAGGTTGGAGAAGTAGAGACAACTCTTTTGGAAGCGACAGCGTACCAGACCGCCAATTTGGCGAATGCGGCGAACAGGCTTCCGG